GGTGAGTCAGATCACAGAGAAGGCTAAAAACATAGTAATGTCTCGTTTAAGGTTTAAATTAGATGAATATGGTATAATCCCCAAGATGTTAATGGCATCAAATCCATGTAAGAACTTTGCCTATAGAGATTACTACAAGCCACATTGTGATGGAACACTACCAAAGTTTCGTAAGTTCGTACCAGCGCTAGTAGGAGACAATCCATTTATATCAGACTACTATCAGCAGAACCTAGAGAAACTAGACAAACTAAGCAAGGAGAGATTACTATATGGGAACTGGGAATACGATGATGATCCAGCTAAGTTATTTGAATATAATAAGTTATTAGATGTTTTCGGACTAGACTTTGAGGAGCACCAAACAGCTAAACGATGGCTTACAGTGGATGTGGCACGTTATGGAGCAGACAAGACTGTCCTAGTTTATTGGAAAGGACTACATATTGCAGGCATCAAGTCAATGGATAAGTCAAGTACAGTAGAAGTTAGAAAGGAAATAGAGAATATGTGTATAGCCCTATCTATCCCATTTAGTCATGTAATCATAGATGAGGATGGAGTAGGAGGGGGTGTAGTAGACGAATTAAGGGTCGTACACAAACAAATACAGGGTTTTGTTAATAATTCTAGGGCATATGAAACAAAAGCGATTACGGGGGCACGCTTAATGATCCATAACTTTGCTAACCTAAAGGCCCAATGTTACTTCAAACTAGCAGATTACATCAACAATTCAAAGATTAGTTGCTATAATGATGTGCCAATCAATATCAAGAACCACATAATAGAGGACTTGGAACAGATCAAGGCCAAAGATATAGACAAGGATGGAAAGCTCCGTGTCATCGATAAGGAGACAATTAAGGAGAGTTTGGGTAGATCTCCCGATGTTGGTGATGCTTTAATGATGAGGATGCTTGGAGAGGTAAAAACAACATACACACCCTACTTGGCTACTTAATATATATTACTCGAATCAACCCTTAAATACAAACATCTCGTAATCTAAGTATGGCCAAAGAACCATTAAAGCCTTACTTGGCAACAACTGAGTCTGAGAAAGCTAGTTACGACCCTAGTGCTAATATTAAACTGAATCAAGCATTTAAGGGAATAGTAATAGACAAGGAGATCAAGTTCCCAAGAGGACTGGGTGCAGCCCATCCGTTTGACTTTGAAGAGATTGAGAACGTGTACAAGCGTGTCGGTTTAATCAATGGTGCAGTCAACAAGATAACTGATTCTATTATGGGAGATTTTACGATTACCATTGAGAATGAGAAGTCACAAGAGATACTAGATAACTTTATTCACGACTCCAACTTCACTACTGTTTTAAGATCATGGATCAACGAAGGTGTGCTTAAGGGTAATGGCTTTATGGAATTAGATCTAGAAAACTCTAAGGCTAGAGTAATGAATGCCAGTCACATGTATGTGATGCGAAACAAGAAAGGTAAGGTTCTGAAGTATAATCAATACACGGGAAATGCTAAGAATTTTACTGTCCAAAAGGATAAGAGGAAGGTCGTTGAGTTCGCTGAGAATAAGATAGCACACCTACCTTTAAACAAAGTGCCTAATGACCCATACGGAATAGGTTATACATGGCCAACTCTAGTGGCAGTTAATCATTACACAAGCTCTGAATTAGATTTACATAAGTTAATGACCAGAAAAGCAGGTGCACCTATCCATGTACAATGTGGTGTTAAAGGCGAGGCAACAGATCCATCAGCAATAGACGACTTTAAAACAAAGCTACAATATATGACTAACTCAACAGAGTGGGTAAGTGATGCCAATGTAGAAATGAAGACCATAGACTTCGCTGGAGTTGGTGACAACTTAATGAGTTTAGCCGACCACGATATAGAACAGATAGCCTTCGGTATGCAGATACCTCTCGTAATGATGGGTAAGGCAAATGTACCAGAGGGACTAGCCAAAGTACAGGAGAATACGTTTAAGAAATTTATTGACTCAGTTAGAACAATCATCGAGGACGTAATAGAAGAGAAGGTATTGAGACCATTACTTGTTGAACAGATGCCACAATTAGGATTAGAAATTAATAAACAACTAATTGAGGCACCGAACTTACGGGTTGAGTTCACATGGGAACTGCCTTCAGGTAAAGACAAGACCGAAAGATTAAAGATGCTTAACGATGCAATCAAGAACCCAATGCTATCAGCTGAGATGAGAGCGGCACTAGAGATCGAATACGCAAAGGTAGCAGGACTAGACACGGTATTAGAAATTCTTAAGAAGCCAAAAGAGGCACAGGAAAAAGCCGAGCAAGAGGAAGAGGACGAAAAGAAAGAACTAGAGCGTGTTCATAAGCAAGAGGAAGAGCAAATGAAACAACCCGTAGTAGTTGCACCTAAACCAATTAAGCAAGCAGACAAGGTAGCATTAACAGAACACGTGTGTACCGAGGAGTGTGATTGCCAATTAACAGAGGAAGCGGCAAGAGATATGAAGCTGTCTCAGTATGTTAACCTAACCGAAGTGGCTGGATTCCAATATACTGATTACCTGATTAAGATATTACAAACACTAAAGACCTATGACTTCTTTGAATTAGCGGCACACAACATGGAAGAAGTGGCATTAGGGTTATTAGACCACAAAGACATAGAGAAGTTAAGGATCGTTTTAAAGAATGGATTTAAAAAGAACAAGACAATTAGACAAATAGAACACGAGATAAGTAAGTCAATAGACCTAAAGGATCGCTTGGTTATTGATGATGGTGTAGAAAAGCTAGCACTACACTCTAAAGCAAGAGCATTATTTATAGCTAGAACTGAAACAGTAAGACTAGCCAATCAAGGACTTAAGAAATTATACAAGGAACATAACATAGAGAAATATAGATACCTTGCCGCTTTAGATGATAGAACCTCAGAAATATGCATTAGTCTAAATGGGAACGTATACAATGTAGCTGATGGGCAACCTGGAACTAACATGCCTCCTATGCATGTCAACTGCCGAAGTACAATCGTGGGATTGGTGGAATAATGGTACAAATAACTGAGGACAGTAGGCCAATGTGCGCCAAAGAGAGTTGTGATAGACCTGCTTTAACATTACTTAATGGTATATGGTTATGTGGTGAATGCTTGGCAGTGTACTGTCAGAAGCAAGAGAAACTAAAACAGAAGATGATGTTGGAGGAATAAGATGATATGGATAGATCCAGTTACACAGCAAAGAGTAGTATATGATAAGTTCTGTGGAGATTTTACTTACGATCTAGTGGGAGATAGTGCTGTAGCCAAAGAGACAGTGCCAGTAGTAGGTACGTGGGCAGATTATACTGGATCAGCAACGGTAAATTCAGCAGCACAACAACAATGGGCAGGTATCTCTAATGAGCTAGAAGGTGAAGATGCAGGAGTTCGTGGAGCTAAGGTAGGACAACTCAATGAGGTTGGTGATAATGCTCAAACAACAAGACGTAGAGTAATTAAAAGGATGGTAGTAACAAATGGAAATAAGCCCAAAGTCGTCGGAAAGTAAGATCCGTATGACTTTAAACGAGGGCCGTGAGAATTAGCTAATATATATTACCTTCGTCAATCCTTAAATACAAAAATACATAGATAAGTAATGTAAGTAAACACTATGACAAAAGAGGCTAAACTACAAGAAAGCATGATGCTGGAATATTCTGTTCCTATTATGGAAGCTGTCGAGGTAGACGGTGACTTTATGATTAATGGTATTGCAATTAACGAAACAACTACTTCTAACGGACATACATTCATTGGAGAAGAGTTGGCTAAATCAGCTGTTACATTAATTAATGTACCATTATTGAAAGACCATAACAATACTGTTGATTCTATCGTCGGTAGAGTAAAGGCAGCACACTTCGATCAAGACCTAAGAAACATTCAATTTAAAGCAAGGGTTATCGACAGATCAATGAAGCAAAAGATCAAGGATGGTCTAGTTAATTCTGTTAGTGTAGGCGCACACGTTAACCCAGAAGATATTGAGGAAGGGGAAAATGGTGACGTAATCCCACACAACATTACATTCAAAGAATTAAGTCTAGTAGCTGTACCAGCAGATGCTGGAGCAACATTCCAAGTAGCGCTTAACAATGCCTATAATGGACTCAAATCACACTCTAACGAGAAACTTGATAATATTGAAAGGGGGTCTAATATAATGACACAAGAAGAAGAAAACGCAGTTCAACCTGAAGAGGAGAAAGCTGAAGCTCCAGAAGTTAAAGAAGAGAAATCTGAAGAAGCGGAAGAAGCTAAAGAAGAACCTAAAGCGGAAGAGCCTGTTAATGAGAAGATTTTGTCTCTATTATCTGATATGGATAAGAGAATGGCTAAATTGGAATCAGCAGACGAAGACGAAGCTAAGCCTGAAGAACCTGCAGAAGAACCTAAGGAAGAACCGAAAGAGGAAGCCGAAGAGGAAGCTGAAGAGGAAGAGGACAAGGTTGAAGAAAGTGCTGGGTATTCTATCGCTGAGGGACACAAGTCCTTCACAGTAGTCCGAAAGGATTATAGTCAAAGATTAACAGTTTAAATGGTAAGTGCATCACAAAGTACAAATCCTTTAGGAGCTCAAGTAATCTTGGACGGCGGAGTACCAAGGACGTTTACTGCTAAAGCACGAGAGGTTATCTCTGGTGGGGTTTTAGTTAACACTTCTGGTGCTACTGGAGATGTCGGATCTCAAGTCTCTAGTTATAAAACTAGCGACATACAAGTAGTAGGTGCTCAAGACGCAAAGCTATTCAATGGTATTGCATTAAACAATGCAGGATCTAATGAATTAGTTACTGTTGCGACTAAAGGGGCTTACTTAATGAGATGTGGCGGAATCGTTTCAGGTGGTGCATTAGTTGGGCATAATGCCTCAGGTAATGTTCTTAACATCTTAAATGCAGGTTCAGTTCCAACTACAACAGTTCCAAATACTATTGTAGGAAGAGCGATCACAACAGCTGCAAGTGGTACTAACAACTTTGCTCTTGTTCAAATAAACGCTTAAAATGGCAATGACAAAAATCAACGAATACATAAGTACAGCTGATGGGACTGCGGGAACTTTATTGATCCCTAAGTTAATCATGCCTACATTAATCGAGGAAGTAGACAAAAATCTTATTCCACGAGAGATGGCAGCGCAGGTTTGGGGCCCAGGTCAAATTAAAGGTTCATCCTTTACTGTAAACCTAGAAACTCCAGATACTTTGGACATAAGGCAGGTTGGAGAAGGTGCTGAAATACCTCTTGATAACATGGACTTCGAGACTGTTACTTATACTCCTGTAAAATACGGAGTAGCTATAAGGATCACTCGAGAAATGATCGAAGATTCACAATTTGAATTACTTCAAAGGAACATTAGAACAGCTGGTAAAAGATTTGCTGAGAACGAACAAACGTTAGTTCTTACAGCTCTTGATACAGCTAATTCAACTGTTGCTGGTGGTGCTGCAATTACTATTGCAAACATTACAGAAGCTATGCAAAATGTTGAAGCTGAAGATTACACTCCTACAGATATGATTTGTGGATACGAAATACTTCAAGATTTAAGAAATATTGATACTTTCGTAGAAGCTGACAAGGCAGGAGATACTGATATGTTAAGCAGAGGCTTTAAAGGTACACTCTTTGGTTTAAACGTCGCAATTTTTTCTGATAAGGCATCACCAACTCCAGGTACATACAAGAAGTATGCTTATGTTTTTGATAGGGGTCAATCTTACGGTATCGCTATCGCAAGAGAGATCTCAGTTGAAAACGTAACATTACCTACATATGATATGGAAGGTGCAGTTTTAACACAAAGAATTGATGTTCAAGCACTTAGGACTAAAGCAATAGCTAAAATTACAACAGCTTAAATCTAGCAATAGATTAATAATCACGCAGTTTAGGGAAATCTGCACCACGATCGATCAAAAACCCCAGCCTACGGGCAAACTAAATCAGGAACTAAATAGGAGAAAAAAGAAATGGTTACACAAGCAGGAAGCCTTATCGGCACTATAGACGGCATGGGCAAGGGCGTAGGAACGTCAGGTCTAGCTATAGCAGGAGTCATGCTTCACAGAGGAAGCCCAGACAATATCTTAACAGGTAATGTTGGAAGCGATCTTGTACTAGACGTTGTCAACGACGAATTGTACATGTGTGAAGCTCAAGGCGGAAGTGAATGGATACATCTTGTATCTGGTTCGTAATTAAATCGGAGGTTTAAATGGGAGCTGAAATAAGATTAGTATCTTTTACATCCGGAACAGATACGGGTACCTTTACAGGAAGTCAAGCAGTAGCTTACACCGTCCTTTGTGGCGTTAGTGGCACTGAAGTCATTCCACTTAGGTGCACGGACGACGGATTATTATTTACTTCGGGAGTTAATTAACTATGGTTGACCTAGATAATGTCTCCAGAATAGAGGCACATCTTAAAGGCATTTTTAATAACCTCTCCACTGGGATCCAATCCCAACTTAGTGAGATGATCGTATTGGAAATTATCAATGTTGAGAATTTTACTGGTGCTAGTATAGATAATGACGGCATCCCTGAAAAGTACCGCCACGCTATTGTTAATTTAGTCAAGGCGGACATAGTCGATTTAGTCAATGCACAGACAGGTGGAGGTGCAAATATAAAACTCGCAGAACTTTCTATCTCTGATACTCAAGATATTCTTTCGGCAGACCAATATCGTAAGATAGCTGACATGAGTCTTAAGAATATAGGGAGAAAAATAAATTTTGCGAGGAGTATAAGTTGAAAAAACAAACTTATGACTGGAAAAAGACTGCCGAGAAAGCAGTATGGGCATTAGCAGAGGTTCTTATTGCGGGAGTATTAGTATACTTAACTGACAATAATCTCTACTTGATGGCTGTACCTATTTTGGAAGCAGGAAAGAACTGGTTGAAACACAGAAAGTAAGATGCCTGATGCGCTAATTAATATTGATGAAGGGCTTTTTATTGCAAAGAATGATGTGGCCAATACTACTTTCATACATAAGTTTGGTGCGGCCCCAGACTTTGATGTAGGTGATGGGTTTGATATAGTTCTAGTGGAGGAAGCATGAGTTTAAAAGATGATTTAGCAAATGGATTCAGGCGTATCGTAGAGACAGCTGGAACCCCAATGAGACTACAATATTATACACAGGTAGCTGGAAGTGTATGGGATGATAATACAACACTTATTCAATCAGGTACAGACTTATGGACTAGCGGGATAGTTTTGCCTATTAACACAAATACAGGTCAAGCTGGAGGTTTACTGGTAGAACAGGGAAAGTTGTTGAGTGACGATCAAAAGATGTTTATGCATGGGTCGTTGATCTCAGTTGGAAGTGAGTTTAAATTTAAGGTTGGTCTAGGAAGCCCTATCTCTGAAGAATACTCCTTAATTGGCCCAGCTATTATAGCACCACAGGTAGAAGCTACGTCAATTTATAGGAAAGTGTTCATAAGAAGGCTTACAAATGGATCATTAATAGGGCAATGAGTATTAGTGTAAGTGTTTCAGGCATCAAGAATGCCCTTAATTTTCTCGATAAGAAGGAGAGTAATGTAGTGTCTAAGTCTAAAGAAGGATTAACTAAGGCAGCAATATTCCTACAAGGAGAGGTTAAATCTAGTATTGCAGGACAGAGGTCTGAACATGTCTCGGTAGATACTGGTAGATTCTTAAATAGTGTTGATTTTGCTGTTGGGAAAGAGGATGCGATGGTGTTTTCTAGCCTAGATTATGCTAAGTTTTTGGAGTGGGGAACCTCTAAATTCACTGGACGTAGACATTTTAACAACTCTAAGGATCGTAATAGGGGCAAGGTCAAGGACATCATGCAAGCAGAGATAGACAGCATATAATATATATTACCTTAATCAATGCTTAAATACAAAAATACACTACTTATTCTAGGCTAAAAGCGATTAGTCGGAAACCATGCAATGGCAGACAGAAACAACTTACTAGCGGACATGCTGTCCTTTATAAAGACCGATCTTAGAGCGAACATTACAGACCCACTTTCTCGAAGCGGACAATGGGTATTCACTTCTTACCCACAAAACAATGTGACTTATCCGACCATAACAATTAAGATCCCAAACATCGAGGCTACTAGGGCAGGCATGCAAGTTAATCGTTTAGACATGTCAATGGTAGTAGAGGTCAGAATATGGGCCCGTAATGAGAAAGAGAAAGATACAATATATACACAGGTGATGGATAGATTAGCAGACATCCAATTTAGTGCTAGTGGAAGTGTAGATAGTGACTTCCATGACTTTAACATACTCAGTTCAGTCGAAGTAGACGACGAAGGAGAAACAGGAATTAAATCAAGGATACTGCAAGTACAGTATAAATTTTATAACGCATAATGGCAGACAGAGATGAGATAGAGTGGATTAAGAGGAATGAGCCTGAGAGATTAGATGAAGTACCTATCGAGAAAGTTGAGTGGTACAAAGAGCTAGAGAAGATCAAGGGCATCGGCGAAGAAACAGCTAAGGACTTAGGACGGATATATGATAGTCTTCAAGAACTTAAGAAAGCTGCTGCTGATGGTTCAGTCCCAGTAAGAAACGACATCATAATTAAACTTAAACAAAATTTGTAAGGAGGTTAAATGGGAACAAGATATATAAACGATCAAAACAAAGTAGTTATGCTTTATGAGAGTGGAACTTATGCTAGTACATCTGGTACGGGCCAGTGGATTGGTGAAGTTACGGAGAACTCTATTGACGATGCTGAAAATTACATCGAAGATAGGTTCTTAGGAGATGCTTCTAGAAGTGTTGCAAGACATGAAAGAGGTCCAAACGATGTAACTGGAACAATAACATATCACCCAGTAGATATGAACTTAATTGCTCATGCTATCGGATCTGTGTATGAAATTTCAGGAACGTCATTTAGTCACAAGTCAACAGAGATTGGAACTGATGTAAATCAAAATCCATTCACTTCTGGAACTAGCGATGACCTAAACACGCCGTATAGTTTTACACTTGAAGATTCAAAACAAGCCGCTGGAACAGGTCAAAACTTTATCCGAACTGCTAATGGATGTACAGTTAACTCTGCTACAATATCGATTAGTCAAGGAGAGAAGGTATCTATAGACGTTGATTACCTAGGACAAGGAGTTGTCTTTAGTTCAGGTACAACAACATCAGTGACTACTGCAAGCCAAAGACCTTACTTATGGTCTGACTGTGCTTTAACTGTAGCTGGTAGTAGTATTAATACTGCTAAAGATGTTAGTTTGGCTATTAATCAAAACGTTGAAGGACCTCACTATCTAAACGGATCTAGAGTTATTGGAGAGCCATTCCTTGGAAATAGGGAATATGAGCTAAATGTTACAGCCGACTTAGAAACTGGTTTTGCTAAGTTTTTGTATACACAATATTACAAAGGCGGAAGCGAACTGAATTATAAGTTGGATATGGATGCGGACACAACTGGATCTCAACACGCTACCTTTACATGTAGTGGAGCGAGGGTCACAAGCATGGAACTACCTAGTGTAGATGAAGGCATTAATGAGACTACTATTGTAATCTCGGCAGGAAGCCTAGATCTACAAGATTGGACTAATCCAAGTGTGATTGGTTCATACAATCCTTTTTAATTGAGTTTTAATTTTTTAACTCACGCCCTCGGGCACAACTAAACTAGGAGAAAAGAATGTACTTAGAAAAAGAAAAGACCCTGATCGCAAGAGATGGGGAAGGAAAGCTGCTACCTGTAGAGTTAACTCTAGAGACAATGGAAGATCAGCCCAAAATTAAGGCCACACCATTGACTAAGGGTGAATTACAGGAGATAGTTAGAAACCCAGATTCTGAAGATAAGGTTTTGTCTGAACACATGATAGAACCAGCTTACACAGAACAAGAATACAAAGATCTTAAGATCTCGTTCTCGGGAGCAATTAGAACCGCTATCCTTGCTTTATCTACAGACACTGAGCAGAAAGCACTACACGATGCTACTGTAAAGGCTGTCTTAGATGCAGAGTCTAAAAAAAAAGATACATCTCTGAGCGAGAATTAGTCTTCTTTCTACACGAGAGGGGCTATACGTTCTTTGATATACCTAAGCTGACTCACCCAGAGATTTACTTGCTTGTAGAAGAGCATAACTTGAGGGAAAAGAAGAAGCAAAGGGAAGCTAAAAGGGC